GAAGTTGTTTTTAGTGGTTGTGCATCAAATGAAAGTGGAGAGTGCATAGATACAGAATACCCTTGGTTTTTAACTCAATCTGCTTGCTGCCCATGTGATCCTAAATGTGAACTAAGTTTTAACCTTGATTTAACTATTGGAGGAGGAGGATGCCCAGACTTTACTCCGGCAGGTCAGGAAGAAAATCAATTTGCAATATTTTTGACTCCAGACAATGATTTGCCTTATGATAATAAGTATTGCTTAAAAACGATACCAGTAAGTGAAATACCATCAGATGAAACTCAGCAAGACTTTATGGCTAACTGGTTTCTATCTATTCCAGGGGTATCAGTAACCTATGACCCATTAGCAGAGCCATGTGTTTTTGTAGTCAACTGGACAATTGATTTGCCATGTGATACACCATATAAGTTGGTTACTACTTATGTAGATGAATCAAATGAGTTAACATCTGGAGTGACATCAACAGAGCAACAGTCATGCCCTTGTCCTCCTGAACCAGAGCCAGATACTTTCTATGGTCTTTACTCACTAAGCAACATCATTAAAATTGATGCCTCAGATTGTTTCTCTACAATCCTTGAGTATTGGGCAGATAGCAATCAGATTGCTCAAAGCTTTGAGTATTTCAATGACTGGAAGCAGAGAGTTAGAATTGGTCTTAATGGAGGAGGAGAGAAGCCAGTGCTTGAGGAGAGCCTATACAGGCAGTCCAATGGAGTCCATAGAAGACCACAAAACAAGCAGGATTTATCCGTAGATTTGCATACAGATTTCTTTGACTTAGATACACAGTTAGCGATGACCGATGCCACCCGGCATCCATACTTAATCTGGGAAGGGAAGTCAATCTTTGTGAAGGGAGATATTGAGGTAGCCACCACTCAGGATTTCACTACTCAAAGCTCATTTGAAACTTTATCACAAATGAAGTTTCAGGCACTCATTCAAGGGTTTCAACCCAGGAACTCAAGTTGCTTAACTTGCTAAAAAAACAATGTCTATTTTCTCATTAACATGCCCCGATGTAGGGTGCTATCAAAACTTTCTGTGCGATCCTGAGTTTCAGAATAAGGTTGTGGCAGTTGCTTATGTTCGTAAGTCTTCTTCCTTGACTGCCCAGGAGAAATCCACTGCTGATTCTTGGATTGCTGCGCTATATGACCGCTACCTTAATGGTGAGGCATATCTGGTGTTCAATACCTCTGGTGAAAAGCCAAAGCCTGAAACAGCTACTGTTGCTGGTAGAGGCATGCAGAATACCAAGGCTCTTGCTAAGACTCATACCTTGACCTATCAGGACATGCAAGGTGTAGTTCAGAACAATGTTCAGTTCTACAATGACATCCTTAGTTCAGCTCAGAACTTTGACTTCTACTATTTCACTCCTGGTCGCATCTGGGATGCCTCCGGCTACTATGTGACTGTTATCGGTGATCCTGTGGTTACTGCTGACCTGAACACTTATCAGATGGCTGAAGTCACTGTAAACTGGGTGAGCAAGGTCAATCCTCTGCCTTATGAGTTTGATACTGATACTTTCCTTGAAGGTCTATACTACATTATCAGCTCAACCGGATACACTGGTGATGTTTGGACAAGTAACTGCACATCATCTGAAGAAGCAACATTTTCTGCTGTTTTGAATGTAGGAGCTATTTCTGGTGCGCCAGCACTTGTATGGTCAGTTGATCAAGCTGATGGCAGTGATGATATTACTGACATTGGTCTAACCTTTGTTGATAATGACCTACAATGGGATGCTACCGGAGGCAATGGTGTTTACATTTTCACCGTTACAGTAACTAATGAATATGGTTGCGTTTTTGGTCAGCAGACAATTACTTTAACGGTAGATTGCGAAGCCTAATAATTTAAGCTAATGGAAGAGTTAATCGGGATGCTCCTATCTAAGTTGCTCGATCGGGAAATCCGGGAAGGCAGGCACGATTATATTAAGTATGCTCGTGAGAAAGCCGAAGAATTGGAGTATCACTTCGAGAACGAGTATCCCGAAAAACTCCTCAATGCTCAACATCCGAGCGAAGAACCTTGGATGAAGGAGTACAGGAAGCGCAGATGGCAAGCACCTACTACCACTGCCACTGGAAGAGTTTATACCTTCCTGCAAAAGATTCAGCAGGCTGATGACTTTAAGATAACCTTTCAGTCTGACTTCCAGAAGACAGGCATAGCAGAGCGCATAGGCTTGCAGAATAACACTTTGAAGTACTATGTAGAAGATGAGTTGCCAAAGACTGGTAGCCTTGAGACATGGCTATTCAATGTGTTTCTCAAGACCTATCTGATGGATAGCAATGCCGTAGTTGTTACCCTTCCAGACTTTGAGGATTTCATTGAAGACCCATCAGGCACAACTACTCTTGATTGGACAAGACCTTACCCACAGATTATTGAGTCGGAAGACCTAATCTGGGAGGATGAAGAGTTTGTCATCATGAAGGCAGAAGAATATGTGGACATGAACCGCAAGAAGTGGGATCAGTTCTTCTGCATCACTACTGAAGGTCTAATGCTTTTCAGGCAGGTCAATGAGTATACCTATGACCAGCCATTCCAGGTATTCGTTCTGCCTTATCAGTTTGGCTATCTGCCTGCATGTAAAGTAGGCAACATTATTTATGAGGAAGAAGATGGTAAGTTAGTCTATGACTCAGTGCTTGCTCCTTGCCTTCCGGCATGGAATGAAGTGCTATTCAGAACTGATGACCTTAACATATTGTGGGCGATGCATGCCCTGCCCCAGAAGTGGGCATTAAAGATGTCTCCTTGCAAGACTTGCAATGGCACAGGCATCAGGACAAACAGAAAGGAGGAGAAGGTTAGTTGTAATGACTGCTCTGGCTCTGGAAGGGCAAGCAGCTCACCATTTGGTTTGATGGAGATTAACATTGACCGAGTGAGTGCAGTTAATCCTACTCCACAAATTCCTCCAGTGCCTCCTGCTGGCTACATCGAAAGACCAGTAGAGACAGTAAAGTTGTTCCAGGAGGACATCATGCAGAAGGAGTTTCAAGGATTTAAGGCTATTGGTCTGGAGTTGCTTGGTCAGATTCCTGCTGCTCAATCTGGGATTGCAAAAGAGTATGACAGAAAGGAGCTTAATACCTTCTGCTTCTCTGTGACTGTGCATCTTGCTCAGATTTATCGCAAGGTCTGCTTTTACATTATGCTCCAGAGGTATAACAGCTTGTTTGCCTCTGCACTTATGGACAGCGACAAGATACAGGCTGCATTGCCTCAGATTACTGTGCCTACTGACTATGATGTAATGACTGCCGACATGGTAGCAGAGCAGCTAAAGAAGGCAGTAGATAGCAAGTTTAATCCTCTCATCACTTCAGGCATTGAGATGGACTATGTGGAGAAGTTGTATGGCGAGAATAGCATCCAGAGGACCTATCTAAAACTCTTAAGTAGCCTTGATCCTTTGCCATTCAAGTCCACTGATGAGAAGACTGTGCTGCTGGCAAGCAATGGATGCTCTCAGCTTGACTATATCCTAAGTGCCAACCTTGCAGCATTTATCACTCAGAAAGTGGAGGAAGATGCCTTATGGTATGATAAGCAATTCAATGTGCAGAGGGCAGAGGTGTATGCTTTAGCAGCCGAGAAGCAGGCGCAGATTAGGCAATCACTTGTGCCAATAATGCCTGAAGGACTATGATATGGCAAAGACTCCTGAGCAGTTAATCAAGCAAATTCAGGAACTTCAGCTGGCAATAGAAAGCCGGATGGATGATGCTCTGCCAAGAGTTTTCAGCAAGCTATCAGACCAGGTGATTGACCTTGCCACTAATCTATCCCTTGACCCAAAGGATAGAGCCAAGTCACTTAAAGAACTAATCAAACTCAAGAAAGATATTGCTGACACTATTGTTGCTAATGCTCCTTACCAGATTCAGGTGGCAGAAGTCATTAAAGGCTTTGAGATGCTGGCTGAACTTAGCAATGAATACATCACTTTGGCAATCGGTGACTTCAGTGAGAAGAAGGCACTCTATAAGGCTATCCTTGAAACTAACATCGCCACAACAAAAGATGCGTTACTTGGTGCAGGCATTCGGGAGAACTTTGGCACAGCCATTCAGGAAGTGCTAAAGGATAACATTGCAGGCATTGGCACTCGCTCCGAACTTAACAAGACACTGAGGCGGTTTATTGAAGGCACAGAGCAGGAAGCTCCCTTCCTTAATCGCTACATCAAGCAGACAACCAATGATGCTGTGATGACCTTTAATTCAGAGTACATTCAGACCATTGCTGCTGATCTTGATGTGGAGTACTATCTATATTCTGGCACACTTATAGCCGACTCCAGACAATTCTGTGTTTCAAGGGCAGGCAGATACTTTACCACTGATGAAGTCAAAGCCTGGGCAAACCTAAAAGGCTGGAATGGGCGAATGGCTGGCACTAATAGCAGCACCATCTTCATCTATCGAGGAGGCTACAATTGCAGACATCAGCTTTATCCAGTGAGCAAGGAACAGTATGAGCAGGCGCAAGAGAGAGGCAGAGCAGGTATGAGATGACTACAACTTGATGCCGACTTAATTCCAGTATGATACGATTTGATGCGTTTTGATACGGATTTCACCCTAGCTTTTCACCCTACTTATTCTCCCTATAAGATAAAAGTAGGGAGATAGGCTTTAGATTTCTTTGCTCAATCACATTGCGTAAGCCATAGCCAAGATTCTGCTGAACCATGACAGCATCCATGCTTTGCCTCCTGATGTAGCCTTGTATAATTACCTCTGATGCTTCTTCGATTGCATAGCACAAAATATACACATCAGCATTCAGCTCATCATTGAGATTCAACACAAGCCTGCCAGTCTTGTACTTGGTAGTCTTGACATCAATATTGTACTCATCCATCATAAGGTCTGTGCCTCCATCACCTTCCAAACCGCAGGACATGTCCATTGGAATTTTAAGAACCTTACTTACAGCATATTCACCCATGACACCGAGCATGTCAGCAGTCTGCTGGTCATTGCCCCACTGCTTCTTATAGCGGTTAGGATTAGCTTGATCCTTTAGGAAGTGCCTGCCTTTTGCCAGCACCCGGAGTAGCTCCATTTCTCGTTCTGTGAATGTTATCTTCAAGGCTCATAATGGATTACAATAATAACTCATAAAAACCGATATTTGAGCATGAAAAAAGTAAAAACAGGAAGCACTCCAGTAGCTAAGATAAGCTTTGGTAAGCGCAGAGAGGGCAAGCACCGGAAAGCCAGAAGACCAAAGGATAGCAGGCAAAAGTCCTATAAAGGACAAGGCAGATAATTACATTGTATATACATTGTAAAATAAAAAGCATACAAACTGTAAAATGGCTGAGAAGAAGTATAAAACCAAGGTCAATGGCAGAACGGTTAAGTTCGGAGCTAAAGGCTATTCCATTGCACCAGGCACAGCCAAGGGTGATGCTTACTGTGCTAGGTCATCAGGCATAAAAAAGTGCAAGAATCCTCCTTGTCCTAATGACCTAAGCAGAAAGGCATGGGGATGTGTTGGCAAAAAGTCTGTAAAAAGTGCAGCGAAAAAATTCACTCGCATTAAGTAACTTTACAACATGCAACAGCAACTAAAGCATTTTAAAGTGTCGGAGTTTGATTCTCCTGATGCACCTGGTTCTGGTAGCCAGATGAAGCCAGAGTTTTTGCAAAGGCTTGATAATGCCAGAGCATTGGGAGGAGTTCCTTTCAAGATTAACTCAGGCTTTCGCACTGCTGCTCATAATACCAAAGTTGGTGGAGTTGCTGATAGTTCACATACTCAGGGATGGGCAGCTGATATAGCAGCTACCTCCGGCACATCAAAGTTTCAAATTGTGAATGCTCTGCTAAAGGCAGGATTCACTCGCATAGGGATTGCAAGCTCATTTGTTCATGTTGATTGTGACCCTACAAAGCCTGCCCAGGTGATCTGGACATACTAAAATGACCCACGAATTAAGAGAGGAGCTTGTCAAGTTTATTCATGATACTCCTGCTTATGGAGCTATCATCATAACTAAATTGGCAAATCCAACACCTAATTTTTACAATCCAGTTGAGGAATGGCTGTACCATCACGGATGGTCAATCATTTTACTTTATCGCCTTTACCGGATGATTATTGACATCCATAAGGAGTACAAGCAGCAGGTTCTATGGCATGATGAGACTGGTGAGCTTGTTCCAATGACTCGTTATGCTAAGATCATTCAGCAAATGAAATCCATATTCAAATGACAATTAGCAAAGATACTTTTGTGCTGTTTATGGTCTTCTTGCTTTATGTAGGAGGAGACATCTATACAGCTCGCATTGCTCATCAAAAAATTGACAAAGTTGTCAAGGAGAATACCGAATGGTCATCAGCAGCCTACTGGAAGATTGCCAGAACAGAGCGCAGCATTGATAGCCTAAAGATTGAGACAGAGGCATTGGCTAAGACAGTTATCTACCTTGACTCATGTCAGAGCAACAAGACAATCAAGCAAGACAGAGCAGAGAGAAGGGGAAGGTTCGTGGGAGGACTTCTGAAGGGATTGTTCCCAGGACTGTGAACCATGCGCTATTTAGCAAGCGCATGCAGGTCTATGCCTATACTTGCACATCAGT